TTCGTTATAGGGCTCGCCGTTGGCGTGCTGTTCTTCGCAAGCCTGGCGTCGGCAGACGTCACCCACACAATGCCGCTTGGCAAGTATGACCTGGCCCTGGTGTTTGTGAACGACTCCGGGCGCGTCGTCGGGGCGCAGATTCTCGGCATCGCCGAAGACTTCGATAGCTGCATGGAAGCCGCCGATAATCTATTCGATGACGTGCAGGCAAAGCTGGCAGAGCCGGAGTTCCTGCAGGCCATGAGGCACATGGTCGATGGAGTGGAGGGCGCCACGGACTTCACGTTTGCCTGCAAGCTGAGCGAAGACCAGACGGGGATCTGATGAACCGGAATAAGACAGAGGTCTTGTTCGTGGGCGGGCCGCTCGACAGCCACATCCGTGTGCTCGATGAGCGGCACGCCCAGTTCACCCACACGGAAGTGGTGGATCAGGACAGCAAGGAATTCCACTACATCATCCACGAGCTGCAGGGAGAGTCCTGCACCTGGAGGCTGGCAACACTTCGAGGTGCCGGCCGCGACATCATGCTCCAAGAGCTCGTCGACTGGTACTGCGGCGGCGTGCTCCAACCCAAATGTAACCTACCGAAGGGAGAGTAACATGGCGAAGACAACCTACCCCTGCCCCAAATGCGGCGGCACACTCACGAAGAACGGGCACGACGGCAACGGCAAGCAGCGGTGGGTCTGTCGAGATCAGACCAGTGGCACTGTGTGCTATAGCACTCGTAACCCGAAGGGCCCAGTCACCGGGCCCTCGGGCCGCACTTCGACTCCAAGCAAGCCAAGCTCGTTCAAGCGCAAGCTGGGCGGCATCACCAGGTTCATCATCACTGCAGCGCAGAACGCCACGCCGGTGCATGCTGACTTCCTGGCATCGCTGAAGACGTTCTGCAACTTCAACGAGGCCGAGCTGATCGTCATCCCTCAGCGCTACAAGAACCCCACCTCCCGCTGGACCGAGAGCCAGAAGAACGAGGAGGTCTGGGCCCCCGAGCTGGCGCCATACCTGTACAACCAGAGGAAGAAGCTATGCGAGAACCTGATCCTCCTCGGCGACATCAAGACACGCCCGACTGCAGACCGCCCGCTAAGTGGATTCGAGTCTATCACTCACGGGGAGAGTGGGATCTTGGGGCACACGAAGAGACAACTGCTCTGTGTCCCGACACCGTCTCACCAGTTCCCAAAGATCATGACGACTACCGGCGCGGTTACTGTGCCCAACTATACGGATTCGAAATCTGGGAAGAAGGGGGAGTTCCACCACGTTCTCGGCGCATTGGTTGTCGAGATATCTGGCAAGAAGTTCCACATGCGCCAGGTAACCGCGGACTCCAGGACTGGAGCCTTCATAGACTGGGACACGAGATACGCACCATCCTCGGTGTCGCCGGCCCCGAGGCTGGCCGCGCTGATCCTGGGCGACACGCACTACCGGTTTATGGACCCCGTCGTGAAGCGCGCGACATTCGGCGAGGGAGGTATCATCGAGCAGCTCGATCCCGAGCAGGTGGTGTTCCACGATCTGCTGGACGGGTACAGCCGGAACCCGCACCACAAGGGCAATCCGTTTATCGAGCTGGCCAAGCGGCAAGTCCAGTACCACGATGTCCGGGACGAAGTCGTCGAGGCTATTGAGTTCCTGGACAAGGTGGCCCGGGATCGCAAGGCCGTGGTGGTACCATCCAACCACGACGACTTCCTCCGCAGGTGGGTGGTTGACACCGACTGGCGTTACGATGTTGACAACGCCGACTTTTACCTGCAGACTGCACTTGCAATGGTACAGTCAACCACAATGAGTGAGAGCGGAGCCAGCTACGCGAACCCCTTCACGTACTGGATTCGGAAACTCACCGACAATCCCAACATCATCACCCCTGGCATGGACGAGAGCTACGAGATAGCCGGCGTAGAGTGCGGCTTCCACGGGCATCGCGGCCCCAACGGAGCCAGGGGTTCCATTCGCAACCTCAGCAACATAGGAGTGAAAGTAAACTCGGGTCACGGACACACGCCGGGGATTGAGTACGGACACTACCGAGCCGGTACCAACTCGCGGCTCCGCCTGGAGTACACCGAAGGGCCGAGTAGCTGGTTGCATACCGACATCCTGCAATACGCCGACGGCAAGCGCAGCTTGCTCAACATCATCGACGGCGAGTTCAAGTACTAGGAGAAAGACAATGCCAAGCAAGACCGATCTGTTCACAGACGCCCGGTATATCCAGACCATCAGCGGGCGCAAGTTCCACCTCGAAGGCACAGACCCCGAGGAGATTCAGCTGACCGATATCTGCCACGCGCTCGCGCACCTGGGCCGGTTCACCGGCCACACCACCAGGCTCTACACGGTGGCCGAGCATAGCATCCTGGTGGACGACATCGTCCGCATGATGCGCGGCGACGACCCCGAGCTCCGGCTCCAGGCGCTGCTGCACGATGCGACTGAAGCGTACCTGGCGGATATCTCGGCGCCGTTCAAGGGCGCACTCGGCAACTACTACGAGCTGGAGGAGCGAGTTCATAAGCGCATCGCTGAGCGGTTCGGAATCCCGGAGTACATGGACCCAGTCATCAAGGAGGCCGACTGGATCGCGTTGTTCGCCGAGGCCCAGGAGCTGCAGCCATTGGCTGACCTGACCACATGGTACGGGTACAACACCTGGGGTAAGCGCGCCGAGGCGATGTTCGAATGGAACGAGATCCCGAATCTGCAGATTCCGCACGCTGTCGAAATCCTGCAGCACCGGATCACTCACAACCTGGAGCGCCTGGGGGTTACTGCGTGACTTGGCAGGACGGGTTCAACGGTACCTACGAGCTGCTTGGCGGAGTGTTCATCGCGCTGAACTGCGTTCGCATATACAAGGACAAGATGCTCCGGGGCGTTGATTGGAAGACGGTGGTGTTCTTCACCACCTGGGGCTGGTGGAATCTGTATTACTACCCGCACCTCGACCAGTGGGTCAGCTTCGCCGGCGGCATATTCATAGTGACCGCCAACACGGTGTGGCTCGGCCAGATCTTTTACTACCTGAGACAGGAGAAACGACATGGCATGTGAAGGCAAATGCGACGGCGGCTGCAGCGGAGTGCAGCACAACAACGAGCTGCTGAGAGACAATGACAACGGCAGCTACATTCACCTGAAGGGGGAGGACGAGATCGAGCACGCGCGCCGGATCGTTGGGCAGGGCGAGTTCCCCGACCAGTTCCTCCCGAAGGGAGGCACGCTGCAGGAAGCGCTCGAAGCGATGAACAAGGGCAAGGACACCACCAATCCGAAGGACCTGATCGGCGACACCAAACCGGATCTGTCCCTGGTACCGCCGGCCGCGGTCATCTACATGGCCCTGGCCATGGGTGACGGCGCGAAGAAGTACGGGCCATACAACTGGCGCGAGAAGAAGGTGCGCTGCCGGGTTTACCTGGCCGCCTGCATGCGCCACATCCAGCAGTTCCTGGACGGCGAGGAGTGCGCCGAGGATAGCGGCCGGCCGCACCTGGCCCACGCCCTGGCCTGCCTGGGGATCATCGCGGACGCGAAGGAGACGGGGAACCTGGTCGACGACCGGCCGTTACCCGGAGCTGCGTCTACCCTGATCAAGCTGCACACGGTGACCAAGCGATGAGGGGCTTCCACATAGTGATGGATCTCATCCTGGCGGCCGGGATCTTGCTGCTCTGGTACGACCACTACGTGATCGGCACCGGCATCGTGGTCCTGGTTCATGTGATAACGACCCACATCGAATACATCGAGGTGGGTCCTGACACGGGAGAAGAAGACGATGGCACTGGATCTTGAACACCAACGACTACTCGGCATCCAGGCCGGCACGCTTTCCATGTGGATGAAGGCCAACCGGGAGCGAGTCGAGCTGGAAGAGGCCAACGGTATCTGCAGTCCGGACGACTGGGGCATGTACCAGATGGCCACCGGGTTCCTCAGACTTTACAAGGAATGTATTGATCATGGTATAATCGTCGTGCCGACGGTAGACGCGCCGTCGACGACGCAATAGGAGAAGCCAACCGATGAAGAAAGTTCTCGTGACGAAGACCGCGAATGGGAAATATTACAAGGTCGTAAGCAAAGCCCGCGACGGTCTCCCTATCTACACCCCCTTCTTCGAAGTCGGAGATGACGGGCGCGGCATGGATCTCGCCGTGACCTGGGCTCGGGGCCATGGCTACCTGGTGGATTAACATGATTGAGAAGCACGTAGTCCCGAGCAACTTTGCTCCGCTGAACCACATGTCCGCGCTGATCCACGAGCTCAACGTGAAGGCCGGCTGGTGGAATGACCTGGAGACCGGCGAAGATATCCATGAGACCCGCAACAAAGGGGAGCTCCTGCTCCTGGTTGTCAGCGAGATCATCGAGGCCTTCGAAGGTATCCGCAAGAACCTGCCCGACGACAAGCTGCCGCACCGCTCTGCCGAAGAGGTAGAGCTGGCCGATGCTTTCATCAGGCTATTCGACTACGCCGGCGCCAGGCATCTGGACCTGGCAGGCGCGGTCTTCGAGAAGCTGCAGTACAACGCTCAGCGCGAGGACCACAAGCTGGAGCACCGTCGCTCCGATAACGGCAAGAAGTTTTGAGCCATAACGCTAACGCAATAGAGAGGTAATGTCATGACGATTGAAGCAACCCTGGAACGTATCGCAGTAGCCCTGGAAACCATCGCCGCCGGTGGTGGCGCCGTCGCCACTGCACCCGCCGCCGAGAAGCCGGCGAGCAAGCCCGCCGCCAGCAAGGCGAAGGACAAGCCCGCGGCCTCCAAGGCCAAGAAGGAAGAGCCCGCAGCCGAAGCCGAAGCCGAAGAGAAGGAAGAGGTGCCGACCGTAACGCTGAACGCGGTGCGTGCTGCGCTGACCAGCCTGCAGAAGGCGTCCGGTGCCGATGCGCCGAAGGCCCTACTGAAGGAGTTCAAGGCCGCCACCCTCAGCAAGCTGAAGACCGACCAGTACCAGGCGATCATTGATCGTGCCGGCGAGCTGGTGAAAGAGGCGGAGGCCGAGTAAGGTGACCGACGAACGTCGTTACCCGGTACCCGAGGGGGAGCACTCCCCCTTGGGTCCTTCATCCTCCGACCGGTGGCTGGTCTGCACGGGCTCCGTCCTGTACACCAAGGGCATGCCCGACAAGCCCAGTCAATATGCAGTCGAGGGAACGGCCGCGCACACTGTCAGTGAGTGGGCCCGGGAGGAAGGCAAGAACGCCGAGGAGTACATTGGCAGGGAAGTAGAAGTACACTGTGCCGATGGAACCAAGGTTATCGTGCTGGTCGACCAGGAGATGGCCGACGGCATCAACGCATTCGTGGAGTACACGGACGCACTGCCTGGCGAGATGCTCTGCGAGGAGCGTGTCACCTACACAGGTTGGGTGCCAAACGGTTTCGGTACCGCTGACGACATCAGGCTCGGCGAGCCGCGTGTCTACGTGACCGACCTGAAGTACGGCAAGGGCGTGCAGAAGTGGGCCGAGAACAACACGCAGCTCATGCTGTACGCGCTCGGGGTCTACCAGGACTACGGCCACCTCTACGACATCAAGGACTTTCAGTTGGCGATACACCAGCCGAGGCTGAACCACGTAGATGAGTGGGTCATCTCGGTGGAGGACCTGCTCGTGTGGGCCAACACCGTGGCCGAGCCGCAAGCCAAGGAAGCGCTGACCCCTGGGGCCGGCGTGTTCGTGGCCGGAGACCACTGCCAGTTCTGCCGCGCCAGGCAGCAGTGCCGTCACCGGGCGAAGTACGTGCATGACGTGATCTACTCCAGCGAGTTCGAGAACCTGGACGAGGAACCTGTTATGCGAGATCCAAACGATCTGACGCTGGAAGAGCTGGGCCTGCTGCTGCCGATGATTGACGCCGGCAAGGCCTTCTTCACGGACCTGGAAGCCAGGGCCTACGCCGAGCTCGGCAAGGGCCACACGATTCCGCATCCCACCCTGGGAGACTGGAAGCTAGTGGAGGGCCGGTCGAACCGGTGCCTGGCAATCCCGGAGGAAGAGGTAGTTGTGCTGCTTGAGCTGGAGGACATCGACCAGGACAAGCTGTACACCAAGAAGCTGGTAGGGATTCCGGCCCTCGAAAAACTGCTCGGCAAGAAGCACCCGCTCCTGGCCGGCGCCCCGGATGAAGGGATTGTGTCCATCATCAAGAAGCCGCGTGGCGCTCCTAAGCTGGTGCCGGGCAACGACAAACGCCCGTCGATGGAGATCCATGCAGACGAGGAGTTCCAGGACCTGGACGAAACTTGACAAGGATGTCATCAAAACGTACCATTGATTTGTTCAATGCGTAAAGTGTTTAATGCAACTAAAGCGAGGTAATGCGATATGGCTACAAGTGAAAAGATCCGCATCGAAAACGGCCGACTCTCTTTCGCCCGTCTCTTCAAACCCAAAGCGTTCCGCGAAGGTCAGGAACCCCGTTACGAGGGCTCCATCCTCCTCGATCCTTCCGACGCCAAGCACGCCGCCAAGATCGACGAGATCTGCGAGCGCGCTGAAGCGATCCTCAACGAGCAGTTCCACGGCAAGATCCCGAAAGGTGTCAAGCTGGGATTCGGCTACGCTGACGGCAGCCCTGTCACCATCGGTGGCAAGAAGTACAACAGCGAGGCGAAGGACTACGACGGCTATGAAGGCATGTTCTACCTGTCGTCCTCGAACAAGACCAAGCCGAAGACTGTGCACCGCAACCCCAAGGTCGAGCTGACCGAGGAAGACGGCGTGCTGTACTCTGGCTGCTACGTCAACATGACGGTCACCCTCTGGACCCAGGACAACGAGTTCGGTAAGCGTGTCAACGCGAACCTGCGCGCTGTTCAGTTCGTGAAGGACGGTGAAGCGTTCGGCGTAGCCCCGGTCGATGCCGAGGAAGAGTTCGACGAGGTCGAAGTCGACGACGACGACGACGCTGGTTGGGACGATTAACGCCGGTGCCCACGGTTGGGACCCCTCCGGGGGTCCCTCTTTTACAGCGAGGTAGACATCATGGCTACGAAGAAAGTACCCTCCCCCACTGGCAAGCCCAGCAAGAAGCGTGAGGAGATCAAGGAATTCGAGAAGACTGGCAAAGCCAGCGGCGGCAAGAAGACCTCCGCCTACACGAAGACCGCGAGCTCCAGTAGCAGCAAGCCCAAATCGGGCAGCAAGAAGCCCACTCCGGGCATGCTGGGAAGCGGCGCCGCATCCAAAGCCGGCAAGGCTCTGAAGGACCGCAAGAGCAACATCGACAAGGCAGTCAAGAAGGCCGGAGGCTAACAGCATTCGCGCTCCGTGTTGGCCCGAGCGGATGAAAGGCCGAAGCGATATCGGGCCCCCATTACCAGGAGAGAACATTGCACTGCCATCTTGACATCGAATCCTTTTCAGAAGAGAACCTGAAGAAGGCCGGCCTCTACAAATACGCCGAGCATCTGAGCACCGAGATCATGGTGATCTGCTATGCGTTCGGCAACGGGTCGGTCAACGTCTGGATTCCCTGGGGAGCCGAGGAGTGGCAGTGGGATGAGTTCCCCGAAGAGATCGTCCAGGCTGTCCTGGAGGACATGGAAGAGAAGGACGTCGTGCCCGGCGCCATCTACGTGCAGCCAGATTGCCCCGAGGATCTGATCGAGCACGCCGAGAGCGGCGGCCAGTTCCGCGCGCACAACTCCCAGTTCGAACGTACCATGCTCAACGGCAGGCCGGGCCAGAAGATCGGCTTCCCTCACACAGAGATTCATCAGTGGGTGTGCACCGCCGCCAAGGCTGCAGCGCACTCGTTACCCCGGGCCCTGGAGAATGCGGCCACTGCGCTCGACACGCACGGCAAGGATAAGGTAGGCAAGCAGGACATGCTGGCCTGCTGCAAACCTCGCACCGGCAAGGTCAAGCGCTGGACTCCCCTCAATGCCCCCGAGCGATTCATCGCCATGTTCAAGTACTGCTGCGACGACGTGCGCGCAGAGCGTGGTATCGATGAAGTCATCCCGGATCTGAGCGAGCGGGAGCAGAAAGTATTCGAGCTCGACCAGCGCATCAACGACCGCGGCATCCGCGTCGACATCGACGCCGTGCACCAGGTGCAGACGCTGATCGACATGCACAAGAGAGTCCTGGAGAACAAGTGCCGGGAGCTCACGGGAGGCATCAAGCCCACGCAGACCGAGAAGCTGGCCAACTGGATCAGAGACCAGGGCTTCCCCATCGAGAACCTGCAGGCCCCGGTCATGAAGGAAGCGCTCAAGCTGCCGGAGATGGAGGAGATGCCGGAGGTCCGCAAGGTCCTGGCCATCCGGCTCCTGCACTCGATGAAAGCCGTGGCCAAGTACGACCGCATGAACCAGGCCGTAACTGCGGACCAGCGTCTGCACGGCATGTTCCTGTACCACGGTGCCGGCACAGGCCGGTGGTCCTCAATGATCGTGCAGCTGCAGAACCTATTCCGCCCGGTGATCAAGGACCCGGAGATCGCGATCATCGCCTTCGAGGAGCTGGACCTCGATTACATCAAGATGCTGTACGACCCCATCGATCCGATGAAGGTGTTCGCCAGCTGCGTGCGCGGCATGCTCATCCCGGCCGAGGGCAAGGATCTCCTGGCGATGGACTTCTCCGCTGTCGAGGCGCGCGGCATCGCCTGGCTCGCCGGGCAGGAAGACATCCTCGACGTGTTCCGGGACCACGGCAAGATCTACGAGTACACCGCAGCCAAGATTTACTCCGACAAATACCCCGGCGGCGCGAAGCTCGAAGACCTCCTGGAGATGGAGGAGAAGTTCTGGATGCGCCGGTTCGTCGGCAAGATCGCCGTGCTGGCGCTCGGGTACCAGGGCGGCAAGGGCGCGTTCGCCAAGATGGCGAAGCAGTATGGCGTCGACGTCTCCGAGGAAGAGGCGGAGCAGATCAAGGTAGACTGGCGTGCAGCCAACCCGAAGATCGTGCAGCTATGGTACGACCTGGAGCGCGCGGCTATCGAGGCAGTCGAGAACCCGGGTACCGCCATTGCCATCCCCAACAAGAAGATCATCTTCAAGAAGATCGGCCAGTTCCTGTACATGCGGCTACCATCCGGGCGGCGCCTGGCCTACTTCAAGCCGCGCCTCGACGGCGAGGGCAAGCTGACCTACCTGGGCATCGACACGTACACCCGCCGCTGGATGCGCTGCAAGACCTACGGCGGGAAGCTGGCGGAGAACGCCGTACAGGCCCTGTGCCGCGACCTCCTGGTGGGCGCCATGTTCCGCCTGGAGAAGGCCGGCTACGACATCGTCGGGACCGTGCACGATGAAGTTATCCTGGAGGTCCTGGAATCGTTTGGCTCCATGGATGAAGTCAGAGAGATCATGTGCCGGGTACCCAAGTGGGCGGAGGGATTCCCTATAGGGGCTGCCGGCTTCAGAGCAAAGAGGTACCGCAAATGAAGTGGCCGTTCGATCACATGCCGGCGCCACCGCTGTTCGACAAGTGGAACCGCGCCATGCAGGGCACCTATGTTAAAGGGGTCAACGCATACCTGGGCGGGCTCAGCATCGACGACTGCCCGTACCAGGACAAGCGAAACGACAGCGGCAGGCTCACCTGGTCCCGCGCTTTCAGGATCTGCTGGGTGGACGGCTTTGTCGATGCGAGGCGCCGCGATGAACATGCGTAACTACAGGAAGCCGCCGAAGAACGAGGCGCAACTCGAAGAGCGCGTGCGCGACTGGTGCAAGGACAACGGCTGGAAGCGGAAGAAGATGTCGAGCCCCGGCAGCAAGGGTACGCTCGACGACTACTTCGTCAAGGATGGGCGCCACGTCTGGATCGAGCTGAAGCACGGCGACAACACGCCGACCGAGTTACAATGGATCGAGATCAACGATATCCGGGACCACGGCGGCGAGGCCTACTGGGCCAACGAGCTGGAACAGGTGGTGTGGATTCTCACCACCGCCCGGAGCGACATTGAAAACTACGCAGCCTACGGCATGGATATGCCGATCCCGCTGCAAGAGGAGTGGATGGTATGACGATACATCAACGCGAATACAACCTGGCAAACTCCCCGACCTGGCTGTTGCGCATCGCGCACGTTCTGTTCCCGAGGGATCACTTGATCTCTCTGATCCTTCTGCGCCGGCGTGTGCTTGCCGGGGCCAGGACTCCTGACAATCTCCGGAAGCTGGGCCGGCTCCGTGAGAAAGTCACGGCAGCGGCACGAGGTGAATAGTGCGCTATCTCATCAGCTATCGAAGCGAACACCGCGGGCACGTCACCTATGGGATGGACGTTAGCGATGACATCGAGCACCCCGCTGTATGGCTCGAAGAAGTGCAGCAGTTCCCCGAGACCTATATCCTGCTCAATGCAGAACCGTTACCCGATCACCTGGCCAAGAAGTATTGGGGCAGCTTCAAGGGAATGTAATCGATGTTAGATAGAGGCAACCTGCGCAACTATCAGGAGCGCTCAATACAGCATATCAAGGACCAGCCCAACTGCGCCCTGTGGCTGGACATGGGCATGGGCAAGAGTGCGTCAACGCTCACCGCTTTCTCCGACATGCAGGAGTCCTGGGATGCGGCGCATGGATTAGTGATTGCGCCACTACGTGTGGCGCGCAAAACCTGGGATGACGAGATCCAGGAATGGCGCCATCTTCAGCACCTCACCACCGCCCACATAATCGGCACCGAGAAACAGCGCCTGGCAGCCCTCGATCAGAAGGCTGACCTGCACATGATTAACCGGGAGAACGTGGCCTGGCTCAGGGATCAGTTCGTCAAGGGCACCGGCAAGAAACAGAAGTTCGTCCGCCGCTGGATGTGGGATACCGTGATCATCGACGAGAGCTCGTCGTTCAAGAGCGCCAAGTCTGAGCGCTTCAAAGCCCTGCGCTCCCTGCGTAAGGCATACGACCGGTGCATCGAGCTGACTGGCACGCCGGCTCCCAATGGGTACCAGGATCTCTGGTCCCAGATCAATCTGCTCGACCGCGGCAAGCGCCTCGGCTACAACCAGAAGGCCTTCTATGATCGGTGGTTCGACCCGCCGGATCGATGGGACCCGGCGAGCAACAAGTACACCATGAAGGACTTCTCGAAGAAGCAGATCCAGGACGCCCTGTCCGACATCGTGATCTCGATGAAGGCCGAGGACTACCTGGACCTGCCGCCGGTCATGATGAACCGAGTGCCCATTTATCTGGGCGCGAAGCAGCTTGATGACTACCGTCGCATGCAAAGGACGTTCGTCATGGAGATCGCCGGCAAGAAAATAACCGCCATGAACATGGGGGTATTGACCGGTAAACTGCTGCAGTTGGCCAACGGCGCGGTATACACAGGCGCTAATAAAGCCTATGAAATTTTCCATGACGCTAAAATTGCCGAGCTGTTTGAGGTCCTGAACCAGTCCTACGGCCCCGTCCTGGTGACGGCCTGGTACCAGTCTGACATGGAACGGGTCCGGGAAGCGGTGAAGACCTGGTGCAAAGCGAACAACAAGACCTGGGACTTGCTGACCGATGAGGCGTCAGAAGACCGATGGAATACCGGGCTGACCGACGTCCTGATCCTGCACCCGGCGAGCGCCGGCCACGGGCTGAACCTGCACAAGAACGACTGCGAGACTATAATCTGGTACGGGCTGACCTGGAGCCTGGAGCTGTATCAGCAGCTCAACGCACGTATCGCCGGCGGCCACCGCCGCATCGGCAAGAACGTGGTCATCCACCATATCCTGGCGGAGGGCACCATCGACGAGTACGTGTGGAACGTGATCCGGGATAAGGACGCCACGCAGGAAGATCTCCTGCAGGCGATGAAGATACTGGTAGAACTGGAGATGGCAGCATGAGTGAAGGCCTACCCTATTTGACGTCCGACGATCTGCAGCTGCTGTTCGGGTACAAGACACTCAAGTGTCTGCACCAGGCAGTGCGCCGCGGCAAATTCCCGGTTCCCACATACCGGATCGGCCGGTACATCGTGGCCGATAAGGAAGTGGTCCGGGCGTTCTTCGCGGATCAGCGGGAGAAAGGACTCGAGGTCATCCGTCGCCGCCAGGAGCGCAATGCCCAGGCGGAGTGGGATGATGTCAGCGAGACTTCCTCAGAAGATTGACCTCAGTCATCGCCTTCTTGACGATGGTGAAAGACTTCACGTTGTGGTCGCCGTGCGAGGCTTCGTCGACCGGGCGACTGTAGTTCCAGCAGCGAACCGTGACAGCCCGCTTGGTGATTCCCGATACTCTTCCGATGACTTCGAATTCGATAGGGTCCGGGCCGTCCTCGACATGGTCGAGAAAGACGATCTGAACCAGGCATCCTTCTTTCAATCCGGCTGGCATTCGCATTGGCTATTCCTCCGTGACTTGTTTCTTGAGCCTACGCAGCTCAATGATCTTGTAGATGTGGAAAGCCGCCGCGGTAAGACCGGCCAGTATTGCTGCAGCGCTGGCGCCGATCTGCATCCACGTATTGACATCGGCGAGCCAGGACACGCCGGCAGCGCCAGCTGTAAATCCTGCAGCTGTGTCCGCCGCCCTCGTTGTAACCTGCTCAACTTGATGCTGTATCATTTTTGCTGCAGCTCCTTTATCCGACCAACCAGCGCGTTGTGTATAAGTTTGCATTTGTTGGCTGCCTCCATATTCAAGATATGCTTTCGCAATATCTCACCCACGTCATCCGAATCAGCTTGCTGGTAGTCCGGGCACTCGAGAAGTAGGCTCGCCGGTAGGGCCGGCATTACCTCCTTCACTTGTACCCTGGGTTGCAGCATTGAACAGCCTGAGAAATTCAGGCCCAAGATTACTGCAGCCAGACTCAGCAGCAGCCTTCGGAATTTGTTTTGTGAGCTCATTGGTTGCCTCCCTCAATGCGCGCTCCTTATCCAGGACAGCATTGGCTACTTCGTTTGAACGCTCCCACTCTTGGCGGGCGTCTGCTACGGCGCGTTCGATGGCTTCAAGTTGATCCGACTGCATCTCGGCCACGGCTTTATCGTAGCCAGATTGCCAGATCTTGTGGTGTAAAATCCCTGCACCAGTTACCAGGGACACGGCAAGCACGCCGTAGCCCAGGTACTTCAGGCCCTTCGGACTGATGAAGAATTTAAGAATCGTCATCCACATCGTCTTTGTTCCTTGACCACTGATACAGTCCAATCACCGTCGCGAGCATGCCGATCACGGCTGTCACGATGGTGGCCCCTGCTGCCCCAACCTTGGTAATAACCTCGGCCTCCGTTACCCGGAGAACCGTCACCGTGATTAGCCAGCAAACCCAAAAGATGATGAGCCGGCGCACGACCTTGTGCTTGTTGAACAGCCTGTCCATCCAGCCCATCATTGTTCTACGCTCCTACGCCCGAGTGGGCATACCAGTTTTCCAAATACTCTTCTTCCGTGCCGGCGCCGTACATGGTGTTGTAGTGTTCCTTCCAGTACGCAGCCTGGGCCTCATAGTCTCCCTGCTCCGGCAGCGCCTCCGGCACCCGCAGGTAATGCACGCGGCACATGGCGGCGGCAAACAGCAGGTCGGTGGCCATGGCTTCCGGTGTCAGGTTGTGCGCGAGCTTCGTCACCTTGATCGCCAGCTCTTCCCGGTACACCAGGTAGTTGTGCCAGATGTCCATGAAAGTGTTCGGTTCCATCTGGAACAAGCCAAGCGCCGGGCCGGAGCCGAGCTGCTTCAGGTACTTCAGCCGGGACTCCTGGATGGCCGTGCCAAGCACGAGCTCTTCCGCCGCCGGCGAGTAGAGATCGATTGCCTTGAGTGCCGGCACTACCACCAAATCTCTGAACTGGACCACGTCGATCATTCTGCACCTCCTCTCCTGGGTGTGAAGCGCTTCTGCTCAGCGAGGAAGCGCAGGTTCTTATTGAGAGTTACGCCACCAATCGATTCCATGCTGTACCGGAACCGGCTCTTGGCCGAGGACATGATCGTGCCGAAATCAATCGCGATGCTCGGGTTGACCTTGTTGAACTGCGCGATGTTCTGCATTGTCTCTCGCACCGTGCCGTCGTCGCCGTTCCTGGCTGACAGGAACAGCGTGTCCATCAGTCTCGCGCGCCGGTCGAGGATGTGCCGCTCGGCATTCTTCAGAGCGTTGTTCTGCTCGTACTGCATCGTGATCTTAGCCGGCGTGAAACCGATAGCCTGGTAGAACAGGTCGAGCTTGGTAAGCTCTTCTTTCGGAACCACTATATCACCCCTACGGGACTGCACGCCATCCTGCAGGTACCTGAAAGTTTTAGCAAGATCCTTCAGTAATTTAGGCAGCGAACTTTCCAGCGCGCGGTCCACATGTCCCTCGCCCAAATCCTTGGCGGTCTTGAACACGCCGCCACCGATTGCGGGGATCGGGCCGGCTGCCTCCCCAACATAGTGCAACCACAGATCCTCCCCCTCCAGGCTGGCCGGCGGGTCCCGCAGCCACAGATTGTTGAGCGATACACGGCTCGACACCGTTACCCCGGTGAGCGCGTCCATCGGACCCTTCATAATGATCTCGGCCACCTTCGGGCTGAACATCTGGGCCAGGTGCGCCCGGGTATCGTTGGTGAAATCATAGGGCTCGTCGTCGTCTCCCAGGAGCGCGTTCGCCACGGCCGCCACCATCCAGTACATCGGCAGCCCGGTGGCCCCGGCGAAGATGAACGTCTGCCCCAGGATGCCGGCGAACCGGGTCCTGGCCTGCTTCTTCTGCTCAGGGGTCGCGCCCTTGATAGAGTCATTGAAGTCGCGGCACAGGCGGTAGGTCATGTTCAGGCTGTACTGGCGGAACAGCAGCAGCACCTTGGCTGCGTCGCTCTGCAGGTAGCGCGGCCGGTTCACGTTGTTGTAATCGAAGTGCGCGTCCCAGGTCAGATCCTCGCCCTTGATGACGGCGTCGTTGTGGCTCAGGCCTTGCTCGCGCCCGGCCCTGTACGCGGCCAGGAACGTAACCTCGCGGTTGAACCGCTCCGCCTGGTGGAACATCCAGGACACGATCTTCGCCCCGGTGCGCCACTTGCTGTTGTAGTCCATGCCCTGCTCGGCGGTGCCGGCCAGGTCGTGGGACATGGTCTTGTCGAAGAGACCGATCCGGTGCGCCTCGTCGAAGGCCTTCCGCTCGTCGCCCCTCAGCTTGTCGGCCAGGTTACCCCGGCCGCCGGCAAACTGGGCGGCAGCTTTCAGCAGGTGTCCGGACGACTTGCCCCATCCAAACTGCGCAGCCAGGACCGGCAGCCCGACGATGGCGGTCTGCGTCAAGTTGACCATGGCCGCGGCCGGCGTGGTGCCCAGGTACCAGGCAAACCCGAAGCCGGTAGCCATGGTGGCAAGGACCGAGCCCTCCGGGTTACGCGCCCACTCGTGGCGCCTGGTCATTTCGCGGTAGACGGCGTTGCCCCACAGAGCCTCCGGGTCTTCGCGCTGCTCGAGCGCCCTGGACTGCTCCTTCATGGCGTCGAGCTTGACCTCCATCTGGTGCATGTACTCGAGCTTCGCAAGCTGGTGCGCGCCGTGGAAAGTGTTGTGGCCGAACGAGCGGATGGCGTCGGTCGTGAAACCGAGGCGGTTCTTCCTGTGCAGGAATTGCTTGCGCATGGACATCTCGGGCAGAGCTTTCAGATAGAGCTGCCAGATTTCATCCGCCAGGCCCGGGTCTGCTTTGCTCGCCAGCTCGGTCACCTTGGCTGCGAACTTGGGATCGATGCGCTGGGCAATCGCCATGTCGTCCTGCTTCTTGCCGCTGTCGACCTCGTACCCGGCGTCACGGAAATTCTTCAGCCACTCGCGCTGGTCCTTCACCTTCTCGAACCGGGAGAACGCAATGGTGTTGCCCTCGGAATCCTTAGCCGAGGCCCAGAGCTCGCCGAAGCGAGCCAGAGGGAAGTATGGGCCAGACACACGGCTGGCCTCGAACCGCTTGCGCAGCTCGGTCAGAAGGGAGCGCTTGACGGCGGGGTCTGCCTGGGACGCCTGGATACGGGCGCTCAGGGCCACCTCGACGCTCTGCCTCTGAGTGGAGTATGAGTTGCGCACGGCCTTGTAGATCTCCCGGCCTTCCTGGTCCAGGCTATCGTACCAGCGCTTCAGGATGCGGTGGTCGCCCCGACGCTTGGCGTCCGCGGCCTTGTCGGCATCAGTCTTCAGCGTGGCCTTGAGCGGTTTATACGGAGCCGCCGGGTCCACTCCTGCAATCGTGGCGGCGTGCATCAACTCGCCGAGCGTGCGCGCCTGGGTCTTGTTCTTGGAGACGTAGCTGGTCCACCGCTCGCCGATCTCTTCGTACTGCGCCAGGAGCTCGTTGCGCCGGCCGTCCATGCGGTTTGCCAGGCGGATGTAATCCGTGACCGCCGGCATCGCGGTCTGCGACACGAAGTCGCGCAGGTTGCGGCGGGGGATGGCTCCCAGGACCCGCTCCAGGTTCTTGGCGTTGGTACCCACTGCCATGTCGGACATTGTCTGGCGGATCGTGCGGGCGCTGTTCGGGCCATTGAATGCCTGGTCCTCCCAGGTGGCGGCGATCTTCGTGATCTGGGATAGCGGGTTATCGGGCTGCTCGTCCGTGATCGGGTTCGGCTCCTCCTCCAATCTCAGGCGGATAGAGCCCTCCGGGTAATTCCGGGGCTCCAGGTCGTAGACTTCCTGTAGCGTCAGCGCCTCGGCCTCTGAGGGCGTCTGTACGGCCACGCCGTCGCCCGTGTTGTACGGCTTCACCAGACTGCGGTCGAACACCAGGTACGTCTCGTCCGCCGTCCTGGCGGCCGCTCTGAAGCCCTGGGCGCTGAGCAGGTGGGCGTGCAGCTTGTTATCCGTGCGGGTCCACCGGCCGCCCTGGTCGATTGCCAGGCGCGCTATGGCCTGGGACACGCCGCGCATGTCCGCTTTTTTGTCCTTGAATATGGAGACCACTTCGTCGCCGCGCAGAGCGAAGCCTGCGGACCCGTCCTCCGTGATGAAGGTCCGCATCATCTCGTACTCATCGGGCTTAAACAGTTGACGCTTGGAGACTTTTGCCGCCTTGGCTGCAGCGAAGAAGTTCGCAGCGGCCTGTTCAGACGGCGCCATCTCCAGGAATTCGGGGGCGGCCAGGCCGGCTTTCTCCAAGGTGTTGCGCACCTTGATGGCCGGTTTTAAGACCGCAACGACGGCCGCTTCGTTTACAAATCGTTGACTGCTTTTTGGTGCTCGGCGGGTGTAAGCTGCCTTGGGGAAAGCTCGGACGTCTGCGGCCGCAGCCTCTTGGAGGAGCTGCTGCCGTGCTTCTGCAGCAAGAGCGCGCGTACTTTTGCCGAGCTTGCCGGCTTGTGCTCCGCCAGGTCCTGCAGCTCCTGCAGGTTGTCCCGCCCGAGCGCTGGCGACTGCACCGTCAATTCGGGATTGAGGGATTCCTCGCTGAGCGGCGAGGCGTTGAAACTCCTGCGAGTAGTCTGTGGGTTTTGCTCGTTCATTTCCGACTCCGTTTTCCAGGTAGAACTGTTTCTCGGGATACCAGAGCAAGGCTTGCAGCGACGCGGTGTCGACATTGAAGCCACGCTCCTTCAGTTTACGGCGGGCCTCCGCGACTACCTCGCGAATCCAGGCACGCTCCGTACCGTTCCGTGGCGCTACGACCGGATCGTGGACGGCGTTGTCCAGATTCTTCGCCATCTTATTCAGGTCGGTCTTTTCCTTGAATCCGCCCCGTGCATACTCCCTGTGGATACGGGCCGCGAACTGCAGCAGCTTGGCATCGCTTTCCTGCAGCTCTTCAACAGTATAGCCCATTCCCTGGATCTTTGTCTCGTTATCCGGGAGGATGGATCTCAGCTTCTCGGCCTGGCCCTCGGCTGCGCTCATGCCCTCCGGCGCCAGGTTGCCAACCATGCGGCCCCAGGTACGCATCCACCACCGGTCCATGGTCAGGGGCTCGAAGTTCCCGCTCAGGTTCTGCAGGAATCCCTGGCCAATCTTGGGGCCGAATACCGCGCTGCCGTAAACGTGGGTGTCTACATTCTCGCCGCTGACTTCCAGGCCCAGGAGTTTGAGCTCGCCCACCGTGAATTCGGTGTGCATGAAATCTGCCAGGACCGCGCTGCCCCACTTATCCTCTAACTCATTGTAAAGTTTGAAGGCTTTCTTCATCGCCTCGCCGACATCGCCGTATCCCTTGATCGGCATTTTGCCGTTCTTCTTGTAGAGGGAGTAGATCTCCTCGGCGTGCACCGTGTTGTCGCCGACCGTGGCGCCATTGGAGGTGACAGCGACGGCGAAGATAAAGGCGGAACGGGCCAGGGGGTCGGTGGTTATCTCGGGATGCAGGAGCCCGGCGACAGCTACCGCTTCGCGCAGCGTGTCGGAGTACCAGGTACCGGCGTGGCCGGTCTGCTTCATGGCAGCCACGGTCTCGAGATACATAGCCTCGGAGATTATGTCTTTGTTCCGAGGAGTTGGAGCATCTAGCGGCTTGCCGCGGTTCAGTTTGCGGGCGCGCTTGCTCAGATATTTTGCGAAGTTACGGGCGTTGTTCTTCTTTTTGTCCAGACCTGGCAGCGCTTCGCCACCATACAGGTGCTTGATGATGGAGAGCTCCGCGGCAAGCTCGCCGTTCTTGTCGGGCTGCGCCAGGCGGATGCCGCCGCGAAAAGCCGACACGTCGCCTCCGGCCTTCTCGGCCAGATCGATAAGTCCTTCACGCTCTTGCTGGAGATCGGCCAGGTATTCCTCGATGGCCTGGCTGGCGGCTTCCTGCTGCGGCACGCCGCTCTGCAGAAACTCGTTGTAGATATCCTTGATTGCGTCGGCGTCTGCCTTGTTTAGCGCCTTACCCGCTTTGCGGATACAGCCTGAAAGAGAACTCATAACACCTCCGTGTGGCACGGTCAGCGGAACGTAACTCCATTAAATTATCCGACGCACGTAATAAGTTGCTGTAACACCTTGAGTCGCTTATCCATTTGCCGGATCGCGACATCGGCCGTCTGCAGTACCTCCTCGACGTCTCCTTCCTTCGTGACCTTCAGGTCACTGGGAATCTTGATTTTAGACAAAGGCTTCGTAGAACGCAAGGTGGCCCTGGTAGACCGAAGCAGCGCGCGGATGTCGGCATCGGTCCAGGCATGCACCAGTCCCAGATCTCGCAGCACACGGCGCACCGCGTCCACCACTTTTTGAAGGATATTCGAATCTATATTTCTTTCAGCAAGATGGGCGATGTACTCCTCGGCGATGGTGCGCTTGTCGGCCGCGTCGTTGACGTCCAGGCGGTACCGGCGGGCGATCTCGTAGAGGCCGCGCGGGTCCGCGTTGGCGAACACGTCGTCCAGGAGCGCCGGCAGATCGGGGCCCAGGAGATACCGGAGGCCCTTGTGAGCCACGCCCTCGTGCAGGATCGTGCTGGTCACGTCCTTCAGGGAAGAGGCGTTGCTCGCCAGGATGTAGATCTCGCCGCTTGCGATGTCGTAGAAGCCTTTGGAGTTGAGCCGGTTCATGCGGACCAGCTCGTTGTAGAACTCTGTCGGTAGCTCGGTGGCGTCGTTGACGACCTGCACATTGAGCAGGGGCAGCTGTGCCTGGATGGCGTTGACGATGGCACGCACTTCGAACGGCGTGATCGTCCGCTCCTGCAGGGCCCCCTCGCGCAGCCGCAGGAGATCCAGGACTTCCTTCTCGATGTTGGGGTGAACGTCACCGAAGACATAGCCGGTGCCGTTCATCTCGGGAACATACACGCCGGCGTAGCCTGCTTCCTTGACTAGGCGGTCGAAGAAGTTGGCCACCGCTTTCGTGTCGCCGTTCGGGAAGCCTGCCTCGAAGGCCATTTTCCGGGCCTGGTCGCGGTACCGCATGGTGTCCTTGCCGGCGTCATACAACCGTGCCTGCTTCCACCGGTACTCGTGGGGGCCCAGGCCTGCTTCCTTGCGGAACTTGCCAGTGTAGAAGTAGACGCGCGGCACGATGTCCTCGAAGCCAGGGTAGGCTAGACGCGCCGCTTCCTCGCCCTTGATCCCGGTGCCGTACTTGGCTCCCTCGAGAGTGCTGAGATCCTGGTAGTGGCTGTAGTGCACTGCTTCGACCGTATCGCCTTCGACCGGTTCAGCCAGCTCCTCTGCCGTGTACTCCATCGTGATCTCGTTGGTGTTGCTGAGCTGCATGATAGCTTTCTCGCGGTTCTTCTTGGCGAGCGCAGTCGCAGCTGCCAGACCTTCAGGGGTCTCAGCAAAGATGCGAGAAACGTCCAGGTAACTTTCGCCATTGTAGAACCATCCACCCAGCACATGGCCTGGCTGCGCCAGCTCCTCTGCGTGCCGGCGGCGGTAGCCATCGATAAACATCTCACCGGCGTATCCGCGGATGCTCTCCTCGGCGCCGATACCAACAGCGTAACCTTCGGTAACCGCTACCCCGGTCTCCGGGTCCGCGCTGAACCCGCCCTCCTTGCGAAGGGCAGTGGCCAGCTCGGCAGTCGAGCGCGGGGGCAACTCCAGTTTCTCGTAGCCCTTGTCGTCCAGGCCGTCGAGAGCCACCCATTCGGGAAGCAGGCCGATCTTCTGATCGGCGAAGTGAGTCTCCTCAGTCTTCGCTGTCCTGTTCGACTTGCCATACGGGCCGTAGTTCAACCAGGAATTCTGGCCCCGGGTCTCGGTGGTCAGAGCGCGCTGAGCGAGCGGGCTGAACATGGCGGAGTGCGCCCGCCAGGCATTCTCTTCGCCGGCAGCGCGGAAGCCAACGCCCTCTTTGGCGTGGCCGAAGTAGTCGTGCACGATGCGGAAGATGTCGTTGGCCAGAGCCTTCTGCCCGGATACCGTGAACTCGGTCTCTTCGAGCATCGGATTGCCAGTCGGATCGAACGCCTCGTCCGTGCCAAAGCCCTGCCGGGTCGAGAAGACCCACAGGTGATTGTTCTGCACCAGGTCATCGATGGCGCCCTGGGGGCTGTAGTAGGGATCGGGCTGCCCTTCAGGGACGAACTCGACCTTTAATCCGCTCTTGAGGATAGCTTTGTACTGGGCCACGGTCTCGTCGATCATGGCGCGGTAGGCCGCCTTGACCTCCGGATTGTTGGGCTCGTGCTTCATCTTGTCGAACTCGGCAGCGATGCGCTCCGCCCTGGCGGTGTCGACTTTGACGTAGGCACCCTGCTGCCTGTACTCCAGGCCGGCGTCCTTCATGTACTGCTTGGCCACGTCCATGGCTTTCTTCCAGGGACCGCGGATCTTCGGGCCGTCGACGGTCTTGATTGCGCGCGGCAAGCCACGCAGAGCATCGTCTGCCTGGCGGGAGATGACTTTCATGTCAGGCCTGGTGATCGCGGGCTGAGTCTCTGTAACGTCCTGCGTTACAGGGAACGGGATCTCGCCCCCGCTCTGCCCCCTCATCACGAGCGGCAGCGGCCGGTTGTCTTCCATGTGTTCGTCCCAGCGGATCGCGCCGGCGGGCCCGCCTTCCTGGGAGATCAGACGGACAGGCATGGTCTTCACGCCGCGGCGCTTCAGCTCCATGGCGCGGTGCCGGCCTTCGTGCGCCACAGTCTGAGCGACGTTGCCTTCATTCAGGAAGCCGAGGATCGGCACGGAGTTCCACCGCTCGCCGAACTGGTCGAGGACCATGCGGACCTCTTTCTCTTTCTGCTGATCGGGGAAGCGCAGGCGCTCGGCCATGGTCAGGAACTGATCCGGGCTCATGTACACCAGCTTCTCGCGGCTCTTATAGTTCTGCTGCTTGGCGTCTTCGATTGCTTTGTCGTCGAAGTACTGGCGGGCCACGGCTTCGTTGTCGGTCTCTTCGCCCTGACGGAATAGGATGCGAGGCCTACGCCCTTCCTTTCGGGTCTTGGCTTGGATCACCTCCTCAAATTGCTCCTGGGTTGCAGGAACTACCGGCGAAGGCCTCGCAATCTTCTGCAGTGGCCGGGTCATGTCTCCCGTCTTGATCCACTGCTTGAACTCGGCCATCGGCATGGCAGTCACCTTGCCGGTCTTCCACCCTTTGGGGAAGTTCCGTTTGTATGCCCGGATGGCCGCGAACTGATTCGGATATCCCAACATTACCTTATGCTCGTCGAACTCTCCAGTTTCCTGGTTCAGCTGGTCGACGACGAACGCTGTCTCGCTTGCATGGTCTTCCCCAATGAAAGCGTCGAGCTGCTCTGTTTCGCCCTCCGCGCTGGAGGTGCGCTTGATGTAGCCGTAGTGGTCCTTCATTTTGTTGGACCAGCCGGGGCCTTCCCGGGTACTTCCCGCCGGGTTCTCTATCGTAACATCGAGCCCCTGAACTTTTGCGTGGCCCTTCTTGTAATTGCCAGCCTCGATCTGTTTCGCAGTCGGCGCCGGAAGTTCATTTGTCGGAGATGTAGCCGCGGTCTCCGCTGCCCGAGTGAAAGCCTCAGCCATGGCGGTAGACGGTGCACGCTTACCTTTGAAGGCCTGAACCTCCGCCGCGGAAGGGGCAGGAGAAATCGACGGCAGTCCTTCATCGGTCTTGGGCTCGAGCCCTTTGGCCTGCCGCATGCGGCGCAGTTTGCGCATCTGCATGTCGGCCTTCTCGATCCGACGCTGCTTCTCCGCGACGGCCTTGGCCTCTTCAGCTTGTCTTCCCTCCTCAGCGACCGCGGCTTGCTTGACGCCGGCCGCGCCAGTGACCACCTTCTCAGCCATTGCCTTTTGCTCTGCAGCAGCCTGGCGCTCCTGCTCAATCTGAGCCAGTCCTTCTTCATAGCGCTTTGCAGCTGCGGCTTGTATCTCAGCTCGTTTAGCATCTTCCTTCTGCTGCTCCTCGAAGTAGCGCGCCTCCTCGTCGGCGGCGAGGCGCTGATTCCACAGGCGGTTCAGCCGGTCCAGCTCGGGCTGGAACTCTTTGCTGAATGCCGCGCCGGCCTGGGCTGCAGCGATCTCCTGCTCAAGGGGATCGGCGCCGGCATCGGCGGCTCCCTGCTTGGCAGCTTCCTGCGCCTGGCGGATCTGGTCGTTGCGCGCCGCCTTGGTCGCGTCGACCCGGCCTTTCAATTCGTCGGCGGTCAGATCGTCGAGGGGGCCGGGACCCGGCTCCTCGGCTTCGGCGCCAGTCACGCCGCCCATAACGCCGCCCATCATGCCACCGGCAGCTGCGCCGCCCACGGCCTGCTCCAGGACATCCTCGCCCAGAGCCTGTTTGCTGTACGCCTCTTCGCGCACGGCGTAGTTCTGCGCCAGCTGCTCGGCACCGGACTGAAGGAATTCCTGGGTCGCTTCCTCGGCAGCGCCCTTGACCGCTCCAGCCACGCGCCCGGTTCCCGGGATAACGCCGGCAGCCTTGCCAATCGTGGACGAGAACGGCGCGCTGAGCACGAAGGTGGACAGCAACGTCAGGGCGGCAGCCTTGCCGGCAGCAGCATCCGCTATCACGGACTTCGCCTTGGCGACGCGCTCGGTTTCCGGGAGATCGGGGAACGCCTCATAGGCGGCCTGGAATGCGGGCTCCTGCTTGAGCTGGTCCAGGGACATCTGCTCCACGGCCTGCTGCGTGGCAGCGCCCGCGGAGGGGGCGGCTACGCCTGCCTCGCCAAGACCATAGCCTGTGGCGGCCGCAGCACGGGCTGCCGCGGTGCCGGCCTCCAGGCGCATCGTGGCGGTAATGCCTTTCGTAAGCGCGCCACCCAGGCCCATACCAGCCATGGTGCCCAGGAGCGAGCTCGCCGCGGTCAGCTTGGCTTTGCTCCACTTGTTGCCCATGGAGCCTTCGCCCAGGAATTCCGTCTGCAGCGCCTCCCTGGCCTGCTGAGAGATACCTTTCTGGTCCAGGCCTATGGAGCTGAGGCTGTCCTCCATCCACGCTCTGGCGCTCTCTGCGGAGCGCTCCTTGATGGCGGTGCCGACATCGAGCCCGGCTTTCTCCAGGAGCCAGCCGACGCCCTGGCCGATCTGGGCGCCGCCAGACATGACCATGCGACCGTAGTCCTGCCAGGTCGGATCTTCTTCTTCGGGGGAAATGGGGGCGACGGGGGCCGGCGGTTCCTCTGCACCGAACTCATCCAGGAAAAGATTGCCCGTCGAAGCAGGCGCAGCGGGCGCGAGGCCCGTGTCCATTTCTTCGTCTTGTGCATTATTAGTGTACAGGTCTTCATCCTGTACACCGAATTCGTCGAGGAACATATTCCCCATGGGAGGACCCTCCTTAATCTTCTAAGAGGTATGGTACCACATCCGACGGCAACCACTTGTATGCCTGCAGGAAAGACTGGGCATACTCCTTCGGATTCTCGCGGAGCTTCTTCAGCGCGCCGGCCGGGTCCTTCGGCTGCCGCATCTGGTCCGTCTTCGACTGCGGTTTGAAGATGTCGCCTTCTTGCACGAAGGTCAGTCCCAGTTTGGGAGACGTGATGGCAACGCGCTCCTCTCCCTCCGTCATCGTGTTGGTGGCGGGATCGAAAGTGCTCTGCCCTTTAATCTTGGTCAGCTTCCAGGCCTTGTTCTTCTGGGCCCCTTCCTTGGCTTCAGCCCCTATGCGGGCCACCTTCTCGGCGCTCTCCAGCTTCTTGTCGGTCTGGACGGCTTCGAACTGCCGAGTGGCTTCGGCTTCCTTGCCCTTGAATGCCTGCTCGCCCTTCTGCAAGCCCTCCGCCTGGGTGCCCTTGAGCTCCTGCATGGAGGTCTGCTGAGCGTATTCTTCCTTGCGGGCCTCGCTATCGAGCCGGGCCTTGAGCCGGATCAGCGCTTCGGCGCGAGCGTCATCGTGCGTCTGCTTCGCGGCAGCCGCTTCAGCTTCCATTCTGTCCTGGCCACTCTCGTGAAGGCCTTCGCCGAAGCCCTTCAGTGCGCCTGCCATTGCGAGCCTACCCATTCATCGCCCCCTTCAGCATGTCCTGATACTGCTGTTCGTAGCCAGAGATCTGCTTGTCGCTCAGATCCTTGGTCATGTTATTGTAGCCGTCTTCGTCGACGCCGTACATCTCCATCGTCGCCTCCCAACAGGAGCCCAGGACTGCCTGCGCTTCCTTCTCGGAGAAGGTCATCTCTTTGGTCTGCTCGCCCATGTCCATCACCAGGTCGGCGATATCGCTCATGACCTGGGGGATGACGGACTCGTCGAGATCCAGCTGCGAATCGATCTGGTGGAGCGTCATCATCGTGGCCTGGACAACGGAACTGATCTTGTCCTGCGGCTGAAGCATGTCGTTGATCGCCTCGCTGGTACCCTGATTCTTGTAGAGCACGGTCGATACCGCCTCCATCGCACGGTCGTACTCGGCCTGCTCCTCCGGAGAAGCCTGCTCCTCACCAGCGTCCGCGCTCGGCGTGTCGTCCGCCGCAGCTCTCGCCGCGGCTACACCGTTGGCCGGTGTGGCCGGAGCGCCTTGGACATTCGGGTCAGTGGCAGCCTCACGGGACGTGACATCGACTGCACCGGGGTTCTCGTTCTGCGTCAGCATACCCATGGCTAGTAACCTCTCGCGTAGGCCGCGACCGCTTCAGGCGATCCCGGCTGGTATTTGCCCTGGTACCCCTGGGCACGGCTCAGGTAGCCGGTTCCCGCGGAGGGCGTGTATGGCGTGTAGCCGCTGACCTGGTTCTGCAGCTGCATCAGCTGGTTCGGGTCGCGCCACTGCTCATCGTAATACCGCTGCTCTTTCCAGCGGGCCTTGGCTTCCTCTTCCGCTGCGATGCCCTCGCCGTAGGATTTGAGGACGTTGCCGATCAGCTTGGAGCCGCCAGGAGATTTCGCGAATTCCAGGGCTCCGCTTGCCGCGCGCGACAGCAGCCCGCCAGAGGCGGTTTGGGTGCTCTGCGCCAGCGCTTGAGTGCCGGCAGCTTTCAGCCCTTCAGAAGCGGCGAACTGGCCTGCACCCTGGGCCGCACCTTCGGCCATCAATCCCATGCCGGCACCGCCTGCGGCCTCGGAGCTGCCGACTGCAGCGGCCCCGATTTCGCCGAACCCTGCGGGGGCCCCGAAAGCGGAAGCGCCGGATGCGCCGCCAAGAGCAGCTGCGGAACCGGCAGTCTGGCCGATACCGAGAGCCGCCTTACCGGTTGCAATCGGGGCGGACATCGCGGAGAGGGCGCCCTTCGCGCCGGCTGCGAATGTCTGCATGAACGTGGCGCCCGCGCCTGCCTGCGCTACCCCTTGGATGGCGCCATAGATGGCGATACCTCCCATGTAGATCGAGGCCGCGGTCATCAGGATTTTTCCCCACTTGCTGGCGGCAATCTTGCCAACAAACTTGAGGGCCTTCTTGAAGACCTTCTTGACGCCCTTGAAGACGTTCTTGATTCCCTTGGAGATTTTCTTCAGCAGTCCCATGTCGTTCCCTCAGTTATAGAGCAGGTATGCTCCTCCGTGTTTCTTGAAACCGATGCGCTCGGCGAGGTGCAGGGCGCGTTCGTCTATGTCCAGATCCGGGCTCATGCCGGCTACCTTCGTCCCGCGCCTGGGCACAACCCAGTTGCGGAACTCCCGAAGAAGCGCGGCGCCACCGCCCGGGATCTCGGATACCCAGAGGACTATGTTACAGTTTCGCCTCTGAGCCCACAAGTTCTCGCCGGTGAAAGCGGCAAGCACGCCGCCCACTTGGCCGTTATCCTCGACAACCCACACGAAGTCCTGGGCGGAACTGACGCCTTCGCGGAATAGCGTCAGCATCTTCTTCTCGTCCACCTTCAGTGGATACCTCTTCGCCTGTTCCTTGGCCAGCTTTAAGACGACGTCCCGGTCATCCAGCTTCGCTGGTCTTATGTTCATCCGGCAGAAATTACCTCACCTGTTGGGAGCCTGTAGCCCGTTATCTTCGTCACATACATGCGGCCCTGGCGAACCCGACCGTAGATCGGCGTCATGTTGCTGGTGGTCGTGCTCAGGTTGCCGGTCTGCGTGGTGGTCGTCCCGCCAACTTGGCCGCCGCTCGTGCCGACGACGGCTCCGCCAGCGTTCTGGACGGTACCGGTGGAGGGCGCGGTGGTCGTCACCCGGCCGCCCGTCACGTTCACGCCGGGCAGCGACGTGTTCAGATTGAGCCCATTCATCTGGTCGATCAGACGCAGGCCACTCTCCAGCATCGACTGCTGAACAGCGATGTACTGGGCCGCCCGGTCGGGGGAGATGTCCTTGTTCGCCAACGTGCTGGAAATGCTCTGGAAATAGGAGTCATACAGCTTGGCTGCGTTCTCGTTGGTCGAGATGATCTGCTGGTACTGGCCCTGGATGCGCTGCAGATCCTGCGCCTGGACACCGGTCAGCCACTGCTTGTTCAGATCGGCGTTCGCCATCATGGTCTGGATGCGGGCGTCGTTGGTCATCTTGGCGTTGTTCATCGCAACGTCGGTTTTCATCTGGGCGTTCTGCTGGGTGATCCGGGTCTCCAGGTCAGCGAGCTGCTGACGCGCCGCGTTCTCTGCCTGGGCGTTGCCCTGGGCTACCGCGGTGTCGATCTGGGCCTTCAGCTGATCGGCCTGGTTCTGGGCCTGGGCATTGAATTCGGCAGCTCGATTCTGGGCCTCTACATTGAACTGCTCGGAGCCGAACTGCTGCGCCGCGTTCTGTTGCGCCAGGGGAACCGCAGCCTTCGCGGTCTCGGCCTGCGCCATGCCGGCGGAAATCGAGCTATTCAGCAGACCACGTCGGCCGGCGCGCTGCAGGCCCTGCTGTTCTGCGAGCTGCATGAGCGGGCTTTTCTGCGACATGATGTTGGCGGCCTGGACATCGGCGCGCGAACTCTCACTCGGCTTGAACTCTGTCGCCTGGTAAGTGTTTGCATTCTCGAGGTTTCCTGTCTGCGCGGTGGCCTTGGCCACATCCATTCCGGCCCGGGAAGCGGGCCCGGCCTGCGAGGCCTGGGCGTTCACGGTACCGGGGTTCCGCACATACGGGAGCTCAGCCGTACTCTGCGGGCTGGCTTGTTTCGCGATGTCTACTGCTTGAGTGAGAAGTGCCATGTAGTTGATTCCCTTCAGGTTAAGGCGGTCGCCCTGCCAGGCTTCCGCAAGTATATCACTGAGATAGTCTTTACGCCACCCCGCATCAATACGATTGTTCGACTAACACGTTCACAGAGTACGAGTCGGTGGCCACAAAGGTGGTACCGTTCCACGCCCAAACGTAGACGTACAGCACGTTCGCATTAACTTGAGCGATTGTGCAGAAAACTGCAGCTCCCGCCTCCGCGGCGGCGTATGCGTTCGCATACGTCCTGTTAAAATTATGCGTTATCGAATACACTCCGGTAGCTATCTTGCTCGTCGTGACAGCGGCTGGCCCCGATAGCTTCGTCCCATTGTTGATTCTCACCGAGTAATGCCCTTGCTCCGCGCTGTTCCAGTTATACCCGGACGTGGTCACTTGTAGCTGGCTCTTCCCCGATCCATTCTTGCCGGCACGAAGGTATACCGTTCCGGACGCACTGGCGGTGCTGACCAGCGTCGTCGTGCTGCTGGCCATGATCATGTAGTTGGTAGTTGCGCCACCCCCGGTGTGGGACAGCCCCCAATAAGATCCTCCAGAATCCCACACATTGCCGAAGTAAAGCGATCCGTATGAAGGAGGTGTTGTATTCACGTATGGAAGAGTCAGAGTATACCCGCTGCCCCCTGACAGCCCGATCCCGGCCGTTGCGTCGAGGTACATATTAGTGGGGAAAGATACCGCTGCGTCGGCGGTCCCGGTGGGGGCGACAGCCATCGATATGTACCCTCGTTGGGATTCGACGGTCATGGTCAGATATGCCGCGCCGGACCCCGTGGTCGTGTACCCGAGGACGCTGCCAGTGTTGTAGCAGCCGTGGCGGAAGTTCCAGTTGCCGTACCCGTCATTGCAAGTGATGCGCTTTATTGGAAGCGAGTCGCCGGCTACATCTGTGTCAAACCCCAGTATCGCGGAAGTGTGATACACCCAGAATAACGGATGGACTGACCGCAGCGTCTCGACCGATCCCGTGGTTTGCGTTCCCAGATAGTTGCTGGTCACGTTGTCGTTTATCGACCAGTGCCCGTCGTCAATCAGCTGGAGATAGTTGGCAGGAGTGCCGGGCGCGGACTCCAGGTATTTGGACAATACCAATTTATTGGCGCTTGCATCATAGTACAGAATCCCCCTCTGAAGCCCGCCCTCCATGAGCCAAACATTTGAGTTGCCTCCCGCAGCTGCGTTGACCGCGACTCTGGTGTTGGCGGTACCGGTGAGTTCCGCAACAGCGACTGTGCCGTCGTAGTACAATTTGAGGTGGTCCACTGCATTTATCTGGAAGGTGTGGTCTCCCCCGCTCGCAACCTGGTGAACAAAGCGGCCGCCCGCCTGCTCCAGAGCATGGTAGAAAACACTTGATCCTGTCGCGCCGAACCCGGTGTACGCCCACCGAGTATTGGGGTCAGCAGTGTCGGGGTACCAGGAAATATAGCAGTGGTCCGAAGCTCCAGGCTTGATCAGCAAACTCGCGCCGCCGCTATTGATGTACTGAGGCTGCGTGAATACGTTGGCCCTTGCTTCTCGTGCGAAGTAATCTCCCCCGTTGGCAATAAACTCCCCGTTAGCTGCGGTGAGCACCTTACTATTGACTTCGTCACGCAGCGTGATGCTGCCGCTATCGGCGAAGACGATTTGGCCCACAACAGTCGCTGGATTCGAATCCAAATACTTCCTGATCAGGAACTCATTAGATCCAGAGTTGTGGTACATCTGCGCTTTTCGAGCTCCGAACTCCAGCCATTCGAAGCTCGGGTATCCTCCTACGCCAGAGTTGAGAACAATGGTCGGACTCGTTCCCGCGCCGGCCGTACCGAGCGTGACGTAGTCCGTGGAGATGGCCATGGTCCTGGTGCCAGATGTATAGAACTCATGCTGACTTGCGTCATAGAGGATGTTCGCGTATCCAGGAATAGAGCGGTCGTAGCCACGAATAATGGGCTTCGTGACGGTCTCGATCTCAAGCCCAAGACCCGAATGAAGCGCGCCGGCAATCGTGCCGTATACTTGAATGCCGCCGCCCACGGTCTGTAAGAGCGACCAGTCGTTATTCGTTCCCAGGATATTCCAGTACTCCAGGCCCGTCTCGCCGGCATTGGCACGCAGCACCTTCAGCGCGTTGCCGGTGATGTTGGGAAGATTGACGCTCGCGGCCCAGGCTTCCGCCTTCTTGTTCCAGTGGTAGGCCGAGTACTCGGTGGCCAGATCGCCCTCCGGTACCAGGCTATCCTCCGGGTACTGGGCCCAGTGATAGGCTTCGAGCGCGCTTGCCGCTGCAGCTGTCGCGGAGGCCGCGGCTGCGGCTGCTTCGGCTGCGGCGTCGACCGTCTGCAGCATCATCTGGAAGCGGAGGTTCGTCTCGTCGTAGCGGACAGCGTAGATGAGATCGATCTCCAGATCGCCAGCTGCGACAGGCGTGCCGTCCACCTTGACGATATTGACTGCGCCGATACCGTCGACGTTCAGTGTGGCCGCGCCAGTGTTGGTCCGGTCGGCAATGAAGACGATCTCGTCGCCGTCCTTATTCACCGTTCTGGTATTGGGCATGGCCACTGTGTAGGCATTGCCCGTGCCAGCAGTGACGCCTGCGAATGTGGACCGCCCTCCGGTTATTGAATCGGATTCAAGCGGGAGATTGTCGAATGCGGACACGATGGCCTCGTACTCCACGTTCACGTCGTTGGAGCGCACTCTGGTGCCCGGGATGAACGGGCCGCCATCGAAGTTGTAATATGCGTTCGCCATTATGCGTAAGACCTCACGATCACGATGCCCGGCTTGCCGGCTCCGCCAGTAAGGGTGGCGGAAGTATTGCGGGTTCCGCCACCTGCGCCGCCAGAACCATATCCTTGTCCGGGCGCGCCATTCTGCGAGGTATTGGTATTTAAGTAGCCCCCGAAGCCCAGCGGGCCAGACGCGCCTGGGCCTCCCCAACCGAAGTTAGAGCCTACAGTGTCTTTGAGACCGTAGTGCCCGGTTTGACCTGTCATGGATATCGCATCGACAACATCCGCGCCGAGGGCTGTCACCGTGCCCCCTCCACCAGACGCAATGTTATTTGTGCCGCCGGCCCCTCCGTTGCATGTGGCCGCGGCCCCTAGCCCGGAAGCTATGCGGGAGTAGGTGCCGGCTCCTCCGTTGCCTCCGCCCGTACCGCCGGCGCCAGCTGATCCAACGGTAACGACATAAGACGACGCAATGTTGGTTTCGACGCGGTATTTGATATACGCTCCTGCGCCTCCGCCGCCAGCGGCCCACACACCGGTACCAGTGCCGGTAACGGACCCGCCGCCTCCGCCTCCGCCGCACATCTCAACTTCGATAGCGTTAGTGCCGGTCGGTTTTGTCCAGGTCCCACTCGAGGTGAATACTTGGACATCGATGAGTTTGCCTTGGCGGAGAGATACGCTCGCGGCATCTTGTATGTCGCCAGTTGTGGTGACTGTCAGCCCCACGTTGCCAGAATAGCTGAGCTGCACTTGGCTTCCGCGGAGATTCAGCGTCTTCCAAGCAGAGGTGTCCCTGTCATAGGCGGTGACATACCCTATGCTGCTGAGATATGATACTTCTACTCCAGCTCCAGAAGCAGGAGACGGATACCCCGTTGCGCGAAGCAACCCCGCGCTATCCGCGCCAAACGCTTCGACACTGAGGCCGTCGTTCAGCGCTCCGTCTGCGATATAGAATTTCCGGCCCTGGTCGCCCCAAACATCGGAGCGAGAGTGCATCTCAAAGACTCCGCCATTGGCCTGCATTGACCAGTTCTTATTGGTCTGATCAGACTCTATGAGCCCCCAGAAAGGATCGGCTGCATTAGCGAATACCCCGGCGGTGAAGTGCTGATCCGCCGTGAAAGTATTATTCCCGGAGAATGTGTTGTTTCCGGTAAACGAATTATTGCGGCTCTCGCGCGTAACCTCGGAGCCGTCTACCAGGAGGCCGGCATTGTGGAAGGAGCACTGCACCGAGTCGCGATATACGCCGATAGCGGCGTTCCATGCGGGAGTGCCAAGCGCGTCGTTCCATACCCAGATGTTGAAATAGTTCGCAATGCTATCTGGGATCGCGCCGAAGAATCCGCGCGGCGAGCCATCGCTTTTGTAAACGATCATGCCGTTAAGCGCTGCATCATACGTTGCCGACCCTGGCTTAACTTGGAGAATAGTCTGCGACACGTTGTCTTGGAACGTCTGATTCTTGGTCCATGTATTGTAGCTGTCGAACAGATTGTAGTACTCGAGCGATGTCTCGCCCGCGTTTGCGCGAAGGAACTTCAGCGCCTGCCCGCTCATGGTGGGGAGATTGAGGCTCGCCGCCCATCCCTCGGCTTTCTTGGACCAGTGATACGCGGAATACTCGTCGACCAGGTTACCTTCGGGCACCAAGCTGTCTTCGGCATACTGCGCCCAGTGGGAGGCTTCGAGCGCGCTCGCTGCTGCGTTAGTCTCGCTGGTTGCGGCAGCGGACTCACTCGCCGCTGCATTGATCTCGCTCACGGCTGCAGCCGCGGCCGAGGCCTCTGCGTCGGTCAGGTAGCTGGTGTTGGGGGTCATCAGCTGGAAGCGCGTGTTGGTGTTATCGTAGCGGACGGTGTAGATCAGGTCCTGTACCAGGTCGCCCGCATCCAGCGCGGTGCCGTCGGCGCGCACAATAGCGATGGCGCCCAGGCTGTCCACGTTGAGAGTGGAGCCGCCTGTGTTGTCTCGATTGGCGATGAACGTGACCTCGTCGCCAGCCGCGTAGGCCGTGCGCTGGTTCGGCATAGAGACCGTGTAGGCGTTCCCCGATCCACCGGTAGCCCCGGCGAACGTAGCCTTGCCAGTGACGATGGCCGTGTTGCTGGAGGGCAGCAAGTCGAAGGCAGACACGATGGCCTGGTACTCGGTATTGACCTGATCCGACCTGGCCTTTGTGCCTGGTACGAACGGGCCGCCTGTGAAGTTGTAGTAGTTGTTCGCCATTACCGCTGCAGCCTCCGCACGTCATAGTGATAGGTGATGCCCTGCAAGATGAAGGACTGTGCTGTCGTCGACTGGTGGAAGATCAGCAAACTTATGTTCTCGCCCGATCCGCGCAGCTGGGCGCGCGCGGTCGAGATGTTCTGGCCGTCCCAGTAGAACTCGTCCCAGTTATCCGTATCCCAGAAACCGCCGCCGGCGAAGATCTGAATGACCGGAACATCATTGGACGTCAGATCGGACAAGCTGCTCGAGATCTCCGAGGCGCCATACGACAGGTCGGAAGTGACCTTCAGCGTCAGCGGCTTGTTGGAGCTGATCTCCAGATCGCATCTACGGAAGCGCTTGCGCATCGACGGCGTATCCATGTGGTAGAAAGCCGTGCGGATATATGCGTTGATGTTTGCGCCGTCGAAGCTGGTGCCTATCTGGTCCTCGTAAACGTACCCGTCGTCGGAGCAGAAATAGGTGCGCTCCTTGCCGGTCTCGTCCTCAGTGTTGTATATCTTCTGCACCACAATCGGGTAGCTCAGGTATCCGAACTCGACCGGGAGCTTGTCCGCGGTGCGCCTGGTGTCGGCGTTCACGTTGGGCACGAACATGATCAGGCCGGACCCGTCGCTGAAGTACACGCGGTACTGGTTCGAGCTACGCACGATGGTGCTGTCTGTCGTCTTATCCCGCATAGCATTGATGACTGGCTGCACCAGCGGAGACACAGTGGACCCGGCGAAGTCACCGAACACGTCGGTACGGGCCACACTGGTGATGCCAAGGTCGTCCAGGGCGTAGACAGTGTCGATCTTCTGCGCGGTGTGGATCTTACCCCCGGTACGTTCGCCGATCAACTTCAGCTCCAGATCAGTCGCCGGATCGCTTCCGAACAGGCCGCGGGTCTCGCGCTCCGATGTGACAACGAGCACATTACCTACCACGCTGTTCAGGCCGGTGATCTCGTCACCGATACCGAACTCTGCCGCCCCGAGGAAGCCGTTGAACAGCATGGGCTCGCCGATGACGGAGCGGAAGAAGCGCCCGCCAGGGACCGCCAGGAACAGGTAACCAGCATGCTCCTCAATCAGGAACGGATCGTTGGTCGACGGCTGGCCGGTGATCGGGGTCTTCGGAAACAGGATGGGGCTGACCACGTTGTTCTCGTCGATTTCGAACGCCGGGTCCACCCCATTGCAGCCGTAGGTGCGGTAGGTGCCGGAGCCGCCGAAGAAGTTGTGGTTAATGAACCGGTAGAACCCGCCAGTCGAGAAGGCAAACGTGGAGCTGCCGCCGTCTGCTACGGCGCGAGTGACGGCCGATACTTGAAGGTTTTCGCCGGTGGTGTACGGCCCGCCGGTGACGCTGGTGAGCACGACGTACCCATAGGCGTCCACGCCCCAGGAACCGCCGTGCAAAATAACACGGTGGACGGTGCCGCTCGCACCAGAACTGGCCCCGGTCAGCGTATCGCCTTCCAAGATCTCAGCCCCCGTGCCGGCGTTGAAATACACGTAGTCGGCCATGGTGACGCCGGTCGTAGTCCAGCCGCTGGAGCTCGCCAGGTGGAGCACGCCGGCGGTGGCGCCCGCATTGTCGCGGATGGCGTAGTTGTTCGCCAGGCGTTGCCAGGTGCCGCGGACGATGCCGGAGCCAGGCACAACGCCGATGTCGTTGCGGTAGTCGTCGCGCGCGGCCGCAATCCAGGTTTCCTCGAGAGCAGTGGTCGGCGCGTAATTCAGGACGGCCGATCCGGATATGGTGTAGGCCGCGGTGTTCAGCGTCTCATCGGCGGTGAATGTGCCAGTGATCTTGGTCACGGCCAGGACGTCGGTACCGTAGGTGCCGTCGTCGTCCCAGATGCCGCAGACCACGCCGGTGGCGCCAGACGTGTCGCCGGTTACCGTGTCGCCCAAGGACAGGCCCGCTACGGTGTCGATATCGAATCCGCGGAAGATGGCGTCGCTGGGACGCGGCCGGCCGTCAAAGCGCTCGTAGCCGTCTATACGGCGGTACCCGCCGTTGTACCAAGGGGCGAAATTAACGATAGCGAGGACGCGGCCCGGGGGAACGGACAGCGCGGGTGAAACTACATCCAGGCCTCCGCCCAGAGGAAAGTACTTGGTTTTCGTGGCCATGCGTCCCTCATTAGCTTGCGATCACTTCGAAGTGGCCGCCGGTGCGGAACCTCGAATTGAACTTGTTGGGTAGCTGGGAGTTCTCCAACCTCGCAAGGACTTCCGTGTACAGCTCCGTTCCTTGGGTCTTGATCTCCGGCGCGTTTTCGTAGTTCGCATAGAATATCATAGCACGAGCCAGGATGACATCGTGGAATTCCTCCGGGATAACCGACACGTCGGAGTTGTTTGCCAGGATGGTGGACTCCGCCGTCACGTAATAGTCGGCATAGATCGTGTGCGCGGCGTCAGGCGTCGGCTCGATCAGGAGAGAGTTGTCGGGCATGATGATGATGCGATCCGGCGGCCCGGAGTCCGTGTCCAGGATCTCATCCTTGACGTCGTCGAACTCGACCACGTCGATCAGGGACTTATCGGTGTCGCCATTGTACAGGCATTTGAACGTGTTCTTTTCGGAGCTCACGTCCCAGAACTTCAATGCGGCCGGCTTGGCCAGGGTGTTCACGGTGGCCGTAGTCGCCTGGGAGTATTCCGCCCGCAGGAATTTCCAATTCTCGTAGAGCCGCTTCACTTGCTGGTCGGCACGCTTGATCCAGTTGACCAGGCGTTTCGCCTCGCCAGTCTGGTTCACAACAGTTGTGGGCGCGACACCAGCCGCGCCCACTTCCGCGTGTAGATCCTGAACGAGCTCCAGGAACGTGCTCATGGCTTACTCCGCGTTGTCTTCAGCGGCAGCCGCGGCAGCGTTTTCCTTTGCAGCGTCAGCGATGGTCTTCGGCACACCGGCCTTGCCCAGGTCGCCCAGCTTCTCGGCGGCGCGGGCCAGCGCTTTGTCGCGGGCATTCTGCCGCTTGGGCGCAGGCGGGGGAGCCTTCTTCGGGATGAACGCCTTCGGGACCTCGCCGCAGTGACGCTTCTCCGCGTCGTAATAGCGGCCGTCCTGCAGATAACGGGCCTTGGAGTCGCCCCGTACCAGAGCAAAAGGCTTGGATTCGTCAAGCAAAAGTTCGGATTTGGCCATTACTTCTTACCTCCGCACGGATTGCACTCGCCGTGGAACAGCTCATAGTCCGTGTTCTCGTATGTGGAGTCGATAGGGTGCCGCCCGCTGACGCCTTCCTTCAGGTCAGCCTTGGCCTGAAACTTGGCTTCCGAGCAAGGGCCGCCCTCGGTGTCCAACGCCAGGCCGATGATGTCCTGGAGCGGTGTGGTGGGTGTCATTGCAGACATGCGTGTCCCTCCTAAGAAACCCCAGGAGCTTTCGCCCCTGGGGGTTATCGGTTGCCTTAGCAGATGTCGAAGGACTTGCCGTTCTTCGACGCCTTTTCTTTCCGAGGATTCTCGGTCAGACGCTGGGTGCTGAAGCCAGGAGCAGAGCTGTCAGAGCTTTCGTTGGGGTTCTCCGACTTCACGTCGAACGCCATCTGCGAGCTCAGACCGTCCTGCACGCCGGCTTTGTCGCCAGCTTTGCCGGGCTTCAGATGGCTCAGGTTGCCCATCTTCGGCTTGTCAAAGTTCTGATAGTTCATCTCAGTTACCTCCGTAGGTCGAGAATGGGGGCCAGGTTATCCTGGCCCCAGGTTGTGGCTTAGTACCAGTTGACCGTCACCACCAGGTCCGCAGCGCCAGCAGTCGGGCCGCCATCACTGGCGACTTCGATTACGGTGTCTGCCGGCAGTTCCGCAGTCGAAGCCCGGGCGCGCACGGTGGCGCGGGGGATCGCTACGGCTGCACCAGCAGCGCTGACGGGAACGGTGTGGCTCAGCGGGCTCGTCGCGCCATTCGCCCCCACGGTGACCGCAGCGGCAGCTACGGTGACGTCCGTGGTGACAACGTGGAACACGTTGACGATGCGGCCCACTTTGCCGGCGGGGCCGATGAATCGGCCCACAACCGCGGCGGCACTCAAGGTGGCAGCAGGAAACCGGTAGGTTTCGACGATGCCTCTGTCGTATCCATTGCTATCCATGGTGTATTACCTCCTAATTTCCAAGCCCAGATTAGCTGGTGCTGTCCCAAACGATGATGCGCTGCTGTGCCAGGCTCGTGTGAACGATGCCGAAGCCAAGCTCCGCGTACCAGGCGATACCACGGCTGCGACCGTAGTCGGTCGGGATCTTGCCGCGGATTTCCTCGGGGATCGCCACCGCTTCAACCACGGTGTCGGCACCGAAGAAGAAGATCTGGTCGGAGTTGGTGTAACCCTTCGCAGCGATGTTGGTCTGCTCCACGAAGCGGATACCTTCGTAGCGACCCTTCTCGCCGTTCATGATTACGTGCCAGCCTTCGGACACGTACTGGTGGATCGACTCCAGGTCGTCCTTCAGCGCGCGCAGTGCGGTCGGGCGGCCAATCGACATGTAGTTGTTACCGTCGTAGGCCGGGATCTCACGCTCTGCCAGCTCGTCAGCCAGGAGCTTGACGTGGGCTGCCTGCAGCTCGTTGGTGTGTGCACCACCGGGGGTACCGTTGGTGGTCAGGGCGTATGCCGTGGCACTGGTCGAAGTGGCGCGGAGCAGGGCCTGGTTGAACTGGTTATACGCAGCGGTATCCAGAGCCTTGCGGGCGTCGTTCTTCAGGACCTTGTGGATAACCTCGGTCACCGGCTGCTCGGACAGATCGTCGAGCTTCTTGGTGAACGGCACGCTGTTACCGTACTCGGTAACCGTCACCGAACCCTGAGAGATGGTGAAGTTGGTTTCCGGCATGCTCTCGGTTTCCACCAGAGAACCGCCCTGATTGGCCACGTCACTGTAGACGTTCCAGTTGAAATACTCGCCCACACCCGTGCCGAACGCCTCTTTGGCGTCACAGAACTGGCGGAAGCGAACCATGGGCTGCAGCGCGGTGCGCAGCTTGCGACTCAGATTGGGCGCCCACATGTAGCCGCCCAACGAGTTGGTATGCCAAACTTGTCCAGCCATTGTCGTTACCTCCGTGTATCAAAGGGTTATGTCAGCCCTGTCCTCGTGCCTTCCGCATCTCCGCGACGATATCGCCTGGGGTTTGCGACTCCTCGACCTGCTGCTCTTGCTGCATGGCCTGGGAGCGGGCTTTCGGCATGGGCCGAAGTTTACGTTTCCGTTCGTGTCGATCATTGTTGGTCGGCGGATTCGGGTTTGACTTCTTGCCGGCGAGCCGGTTACGCCATTCCATCGTGCGCCTTCCTGCTTCAAGCATGACCTCGGAATCGGTAAAAGATCGACCTTCCAAATTCCATTCCTCCGCGATGGAGTCAGTCATGTCATCTGCGTACAAGTACAGTGCACGGTCGGCCATGATTTCCGGGTAGTCAGTCTTGAACTTCTCGAGTCCAGTGACTGCATCCTTCTGTCGGGCGTCTTCAAGCTGCTGCGCTCGCACAAGTGCCGCGGTCGTCTGGGCTAGTTGCTGCTGGTCCACCTGGGGCGCCGGCTTGTTCTGCAGGTGCCGCATGTTCGCCAGGAGCTGTGCCAAGCTCGCCGTGGCTTCGTCGGGACTGTTGTTAAACATGTTCTCGACGAACTGTTGGGCCTCCACCAGGAGGTCCTGATCGCTCACGTCCGGGGCTGGCTCGGATGGTGAGGTGACCGGTGTCTGGACTCGCGCTGCCAGTGCCGCCTCCTGGCGGGCTATCTCGGCTTCGCGTGCATCCAGCGCTTTCTGCCGCTCGGCTGCGTTCTTCAAACGCAAATCGGCGGCTTCCTGTTTCTGGATCTGACGGCGGGCCTGCTCCAAATCGATGTAGCGTTCCTGGCCGTCGACCTTCGTCACGAACATCGGACGGTTATTTTCCTCGTCCATGACGATGTAATCCGCAAGCGGATCGTCGGCGTATTCCGGAGGAAGCTCGTCGCGGCGGGAGGGAGGAGTCTCTGGTTCATCGGTTGACTCGATCTCTTCGCGAGAATCAAGTCCTTCATTTTCAAGGGCTTCCTCTTCCCTGGCCTCGGCGTGACGAGCGTGTTCATCGTCCTCATCTCCGGTGCCGTTGAACTCTGCCATCTGCTCAGCGATCTGGGCCTGGCGTTGCTCATCGATCCTCGACTCGATGTCGGCCATGATTCGCTCACGCTCCGACATAGGTCGTTCGCCAGTATGATCCTGGTTTTCATCAGGGTTGTCAACTCCGTGCGCTACCTGCGACGGATCGGGGAATGCTTTTTGTTTGGGCGTCTCGGCTGTACGGCCGGAAGCGCCCTGATGGGTAGTTTCCTTTGGCATGATTATTGTCCTCTGTAGTCAGCTAACTCCTGTTCGGCATTGATCCCGTCGCTGATTGCGTCGGTGCAATACCGCATAAACGCCAGCGCGCAGTCCGCTTTGCGCTGGATCTTCCTCAGCTTTCTGCGGCCGAAGAAAGAATCTGGGTTGCATTCGAGAGCTTCGGCCTGGGCCTCCTGGAGCTCCAGCTTGGCGCGGCCATGAAGGTACCGGCCCACGTCGCTGCGCAGGAAATCGTGCACCTCTATGCCGAGGCGGGCCCTTTCGAAGTAGAGACGTTCCTTTTCGTCCAGGAACGTGAGGTGGGAGTAATCCCGTTCGGTACTATTTGTCATTGTTCCTCCGCCTAATGGTAGGAAGATTCCCGTTCGGGAATGTTATGCGCCAGTACTTTGCTCGCGCTTGATATCGATTTCCTGGGCCCGGTTCGATTCTGCCACCGCGGCCTTGTCCCTGGTCGTCTTGTCGCGCATCTTCTCGACGTCGAGGCGATTGCGCAGCTGGGCAAGGGTAATATTCTCTTGCAACGCCAGCTTAGCGTACTCGATCTCACGTAGGATCTCAAGTTTCTGCTGCTCCCTGGACTCGCGCATCTCGCTGTCTTTCTGCTTGTGCTCGAGCTCGGCCTGGGCCATCTGGACCTCCGGCGGCAGACCTGGGGGATTCTCTTCCTGATAAGCCTGGAACTCTTCGTCG